AGAGTAGACGTAACACCTATAAGTGGTCGAGGTAAGACTACTATAAATCCTTTCAGTGGAATGATAGCTTTAGCGGGAGGCGGGACGGTTATAACAGACGGAGGGTATGGTAAAAATACGGCTACATTTGATACTGATCAAAATATTATGATAGCAAATGTTTTGAGTAATTTACCTTCTCCTGTCGTGTCATGGAAAGAATTCACAGAGCTTGATACTAGAGTAAAGACTAAACAAACAATAACTAGCCGATGAGCGAATTTCAAAAGAAATATAACCTCAATGAAATTCAAATGAAAGCCCTTATTAAGGATGGTTGGTTAAGCTGTTCTATTCCGCGTTATGAGGAAATAATAATTCATTATCGATCAAGTCAATCCATGCAGAACACTGCTGACCAATTCGGTATTTCTAAGTCAGAAGTCTATCATATAATCCAGCGCTTCAAATAGCGTTCAATTCTTTTTGAACGTTTTTTAAATTCTTGCTTCGCAATTTTACATGCGATGACAGGACATATCTTTTTAGATGGTGAAATAGGGGATAAAATAACTATTGATTCCGTTAGATCAGACATTGCCAATTATCCTCAAGCAACCGATTGGCAAATACATATCGATTCTCCTGGTGGAGATGTTGATACCGGTTACGCCATAGGTGCAATCATCAGTAATTTAAAAAATACTACTGCAAACATAGGGGCCTTATGCGCTTCTATTGTCACCTACTGCGCTCACTGTTGTGATCATATCGTAATGGGGCCTGCTGGCAGCTTTATGATTCATTTGCCTACTGGAACTGTCAACGGGAATGCTAACGATTTAAGACGCGGAGCCGATCGACTCGACCGCATTAAAAATGAACTGGCAGCACGTTACATGAAGAGAGTAGCAAAAAAAGGCATCACAGTCGAACAAGTGCATGGAATGCTTGACAAAGAAACCGATATGAGTCCTAGCGAAGCGTTAGCGATGGGCTTCGTAGATGATGTGCGGGAAAAGTTAAAAGCCGTTGCCAAATTCGATACCAAAAAATTTATTATGGAAGACAATAAAACTATCACAAAAGAAGAAGCCAAAGGACTTTTCGAAGCGCTTGGAAACAAGATCGACAAACTTTTTAAGGCTTCTATTAAAGCACAAAACTTAGATCTTCAATTAGCGGATGGAACTCCTATAGTTTCTGACGCTGCCGATCCTTCTGGCATTATGGGTTCAAATGTAACCGATGCGCAAGGTCAGCCGCTTGCAGATGGTGAATATGAAACCCAAGACGGATTTCAAATGGAAGTTGCAGGAGGTATAGTAACAGCTTATGATCCACTTATGAACGATAAAACAAAACCTGCGGCTCCGGCTGCACCGGATATGCAAAAACAAATGGCAGACATGCAAGCTGCTATTAACGAAATCAAATCTCAATTAGGTGCTGCTAAAAACGAAACAAAGCAAGCTATCGAAGCTAAATCGAAAATTGAAGCTGAAGCAAAAGCAACAGTGGAAGGATTCAAGGCCTTGAAAGATGAGCTTGAAGAACTTAAAACCAGAACTTTTGGGGATACTTCACAGATACAAAAGGATACGAAGTTTAAGGCAGACAAAAACCAAAGACCAGCAGATGATATGATGCTTGCCCAGATGGGAGGCGATCTTGGAAATGCTTGGTTAACATCAAGAACATTTCCACAAAATAATTAACCTAAACAATGGAAAAAGTAATTAACAAATTTCAAAACGCCAGTTCTTACACTTATAGTCCTGGCTATACATTCCCCGGTAATCTTCCGCTAGAACTATTCAGGAAAAACACTATCGGGACACCTCCATTAAGTGATATGTTCACTTTAAGACAGGGTATTCGTACGGATGAATGGCTTGTATTGGTAGGTAACTTGGAGAAAATCCTTAAAGCTACGACTGGTTGTAGCCCTACTTATTCAACAGCCGGTACTTTTTCAGACAGAAAAATTACGGTAGGTAAATTCGAGGCTAACCTTCAATGGTGTAAGTCTGACTTCATCGCAACTGCCTCGGCTTTGACTAACGATCCAAACTTTGTGAAGAACGGATTGGATGGTTATAATGCTAGTGCGGCTGTACGTGACGTGTGGATGAGCGAAATGATTGACGCAATACGTAGGGATATTTGGAGAATCCTTCTTTTCGGAAATACAAACGCTGCAAGCGCTGATTATAACGTAATCAATGGCTTGTTTGTTAAGATGTATGATGCCTTCGCTTCTTATTGCGTTAAGAGAATTGGTAATGACCTTCCTAATACCACAGCAGCAGTATTGAATGCAGATCAGGCTTTAAATGCATTGAAGGCTTGCCATACCGGTGCGCACCCTACTCTTAAGCAACTTGATATTACTCAGAAAGTATTTTGGGTAACCGGTTCGATGTATGAGAACTTACTTGCTTCTTATGAAAGCAAAACCCCTGGCGCTATCCAATTGCAATTCGATTTGCAAGTAGGAAAAGGTGCTGGTGCTTTGGGTGGTAAGTTTAGTAGCGCTGATTCATTAGGATTGGCAGGAACGAGTTCAGATTCAACACCTGCATCTTACAATGTACCTGTACTTTACTACAGAGGCATTCCAGTAGTTCCGCTTTACATAGCTGATAACTACTTGGCAGATGCTAATAACCCATGGAATGGTTCACTGGCTAACTTCGTAATCTATACGACTACAGGAACTAGCAAATTCGCCAACCTAGTGGTAGGTACTGAAAGCTCTAGCGATCTTGATAGAATTGATATGTTCTACGATCAGAGAACTAAGACCACTTTCGCGCAACATGAAAGCCGGTTCGGTACGAACTTCATACAGTGTGATCTTACTTGTTTCTACGATTAAAATAAATATATGGCTTGTACCATAACGACAGGAATAAATATTTCGTGTTCTGATTTAAAGCGTGCAGGCGGTATTAACAAACGCCTGTGGCTTTTTAATATCGATGACCTTGCGACAGCTATTGTAGCAACCCAGACGGGGTATATTACTAACATTCCGCTTACTACTTATCGAACGCTTTACAAGATAGAGGCAGCAAAGTTTGCTCATTCTTACGAAGTAAACGAGCAGATAACAGAATCCGGTAATGTTCAGTGGGAGCATAAGTTAATGCTGAAAGTCTTTAATACAGATCCTACCGAAGATGCTACTTTAGAAACATTTGCTATCGGAGAGTTCGGAGCTATTATTCAAACTAATAACCTTGAATTTTTGATCTTGGGCGCTCAGAATGGCATGAGTTCTACCGAGGCAAAGCTTAAATCAGGCAAGAAACCTGGGGATGATTCAACTACTGAAATAACCCTTACAGGAATCGAACAAACCATTTATAAGCGACTTTTGAGACAAGGGTCAGTAGCAAGCGATCCTACGGCTATAGCGGCTACATTGGCTTATTTGAACGCTTCTAGCGCGAATTAATATTTTCTTTTCCATTTTGAAAGGCTCTGAATAAAAATCAGGGCTTTTTTTATTTTTGCAGTTTTTTAATTTTAAAAATCGTTTATATTTGTGTCGGTGACACGCACAGAGCTACGGGATAAGATGTTAATTTCTGGGGAGCTTGAACGGCTTAAAAAAACACCTTTATGGGAGCAAGCCTTCGAACTTTACAAGCAGGATACAAGGGATTTTGAAGTATCATTCGGTTGCGGTAATTGTTTCCATAAAGTGAAATCATGGCTGACAAAGTAGAGCTTCATCAAATCTATTATGAAGAAAATCAAAAAATTCATCTATTCCCATTTGCCACTCCTTACTATAACACAACTCTTACTCCATTTTTTGAGAATACTATCATAGTAGATAAAGTTTTGACTACCGATGCTGATAAAATTGCAGTTTGTTCATGGTCTTTAAAGCACAAAATGAGTATGAGAATACCTCCAAGGCGTGAATTGACCGAAGAAGTACTACAGGAGGACTTTGATGTAATGAGTTTTAGCAAAAATGCACCTGATCACGACATGCTTGGATCTTTAGACGTGTGGCATTTCGGTTCTTCACTTGTTTTGAGGTTAATTTTTGACCGGCTTGGCTTAAAAATGCCTAAAAAACCAAAATTTCCAATATATCAGAACGCTTTTTGTGCCAAAACAGAGATTTACAAGCAATACGTTACTGATTTTTTGATTCCAGCCATGAATTTAATGACCAATGATGAAGAAATTAAGAATTTGTGTTGGAAAGACTCAGGATATACGCGAACAATCCTGAATGTGCCGGTGAATATTGAAAGGGTGAAGAATTTTTTGGGTACTGACTACGTGCCTCTTCATCCTTTTCTTCTCGAGAGATGTTTTTCGTTGTGGATAGATGATAAAGGCTACGATGTGATTTACTTATGAGTAAAATAGCTGATGAATTGTTAACTGACATTAAATCTAATCCTGATTCATGGAGAAATTATAAAGGATATGGAATTCAGAAAGATTCAATTATAATTTGTGGTTACGGAAATTCAGCTTTACTATCAATTATTGATATTGAGATAAATGGTAATGATATTCCAGCTTTAGAATATATGGATAAATATCGATTAGAAAAAGCAATAACAAATTGGTATAGAATAGTCGGGTTAAAAACTTTGAGTAAATGATTTCAATCCTACATCCATCCCGAAGCCGTCCACAAAGAGCCTATGAAACAGCACGGAAGTGGCTTGATAATGCTGGAGCTGATTGTGAATATATTTTAAGTATTGACATTGATGATAATTGCAATGCCTATGATAATTTATTTAATCATAGATTATGTTCATCAACTATTAGAACAAAACAAAAAAATCGTTCAGCAATTGATGCCATAAATCATGCAGCTAAAATTTCAACTGGCGATATACTTTTAGTTCTTTCAGATGACTTTGATTGCCCTCCTTTGTGGGGCAAAAAGATTTTAGACGTAGTTCACGGAAAGACAGATTGGATATTAAAAACACCAGATGGAATACAGGGCTGGATTATCACAATGCCTATCATGGATCGTGTCTATTATAATCGATTTGGCTATATCTATTTTCCTGACTACTTGCATATGTTTTGCGATACTGAACTTTCCTGCGTTGCCGATCTTACCGGAAGAAAAATTGAAGCTAATATTCAATTCGTTCATAACCACTATTCGACAGGGAAAGGCGAGAAAGATGCCATCAGCGAACGAGCTGATAAAACATGGGCACAGGGGGAAAAACTTTTCTTACAACGGTATAAGGAAAATTTTGGATTAGTTAATCCTCCTGGACGAATAACAAATCAGAATTACTTAAACTGGATAAATCAAAAGTTAAAATAAATGAAAACATTAATTAGTGGTTATTTATTATTGTCATTTATAACATTACAGCCATTGATAGGATATTATGTTTTTAAATGGCTATTAGTACCTGTTAATGTTCAGATATCAATGGTCATAGTTTGGGTATTCACTGGTGGCTTTCAATATTTTGTTGCATGCTCGTTAGTTGTTGAGGGCTATAAAAATCAAGGAATTGAAATAGGATGATATATCTTTCAATCTGCATACCATACCTTCAAGAATCAAAGAGCATTGCTCACTTTGCAAATATTAAGTCATTACTTGCACCGCAATTAACTGATGAAGTCGAGATAGTATCAGACGATAGAGGCCGACATATTCCAACGGGGACGAAAAGAACAGATATGTATGCAAAAGCGAATGGACTTTATGTATGTTCAGTCGATTGTGATGATTGGGTATCACATGATTATGTGAGTGAGATTTTAATGGCTATTAAAAATAATATGCCAGACGTTGTAACCTTTGATGGCATCTATACTGAAAATGGACGAAATCATGTCGATTGGTCTATAAAATTAGGAGAGAAATACGAGGCCAGACATGATGCAGCTAACGGAGGGAAATATATGTTCTTTCGTTTCCCTAATCACTTAACAGCGATGAAGAAAGAACTAGCTACAAGGTTCCCATTCCCTCCAAAGTGGCAAGGAGAGGATTTCGATTGGTGTAAGATGATTAATGATGCAAGGCAAATTAATGGGATATGGCAATCAGGGCCTAATTGTATTTTAAAGACAGAAATTCATATTTATAAGCAGCTTTACCATTACATTTATTTGACCGCAAAATGATTATACCAATATGGCTTTTTATAGTAATGATTTGTTGTACAATTTTCACAATTTATTGTATAACACAAGCTATAAAAGAAATAATTCAAGAAGAGCAAAATGATTCAAATCCCAACAGTTAAAAATATTTCACTTCGAATAGAACCAAACTATTCATCATGGCAGACGATTGAATTAAGCTATGCTTTTACAAAGGATGCAATAGATAGAGGCATTGAAGGAGATGTTGTTGAATGTGGTGTAGCTTGTGGTAATAACTTTGCTGCGATGTGTTTAGCCGGAAGACATGGAATAGGATTTGATTCTTTCGAGGGTATCCCTTGGGCTACTGATGAGGACGATTGCCAACCAGGATTTGAAGGAGGAAAGACCGCTAACACCGGTCTTAGTTCATCGGGTGTAACGGTTCATTCATTAGAAGACACGACTTCAAACATGAAACGTTGGGGGATAACAGATTATGAATTTGTGAAAGGATGGTTTCAGCATACGATAAAAAAGAAAGCTCGGAAGATTAAAAAGATTTCGGTTCTTAGATTGGACGGTGATCTTTATGAGTCTACACTTATTCCTCTTCAATATCTTTATCCTAAACTTTCCAAAGGAGGCATTTTAATCATTGATGATTGGAATCTGAAAGGATGTCAGCAGGCTTTTTTTAAATATTTCTTAGAACATAAGCAACCAACAAAAGTTTTCGAGTATGGTAATCCAGTATACTTTCAAAAATGATAATCAAGCCATTCATAAATATTCAAGTAGCAGACCGTCTTATTTCTTATCGTCATGAAGAAGATGGAATAGTTATGCGATCACGGGTTAAAGGAGAGTTAAGTAAAATAATAGCAAAGTTTAAACGATCAGGGAATTTTAGATCAACACGAACATATGGGAATAACCAGCAAATCAATTTCAATTCTGAAGCCACTTATTGAAAAATATTCCCCTAAGTCTGTAATAGACTTAGGCGCTCAAAATATTTATTGTGATAGACCAATGCGTGATGATCCATTTTTAGAATCTAAGAAGTGGATAGAACGACTTGGCATTGAAGGACTTTATCATCCAACAACAGGAGAGTCTTATAAATATCCTTTCGCCTCTAAACTTTGGGAACGATGTGGGATACAATACGCTTGCATAGATCTTAATGAACAGAATAATGCTATAGCGTGGGACTTATCTGAATCATTAAGGACAACACAAGAATTTGATTTCGTTATGGACTACGGAACAAGCGAACATGTAAAAGATTATTACCAATGCTGCCAAAATATTCATGATCTATGCAAGATAGGAGGAATTATAATTAGAGAGAATCCCAAGAATGGAAATTGGCCGGGACATTGTTACCACTACTTAGATGAGAACTTTTATAGCGAATTAGCTCAAGTAGCAGGATATAATATTATTACATTAGAATCATGGCCAGCAATGGGTAATACTACAGATGGATGGAATGTAATTTGTGTTATGCAGAAGATTTCAGACACATTCCCCAAAAGAAAAGACTTTCCTAAAACTTATACTAAATGAATACAGTAGTATCGTATGCTGATGAAGTAGGCACTTACGCCCAGAAAATGAAACGATTGGAGCAGTCTTTAAAAGATACAAACTTTAACGGTTCGTTTGTAGGATTTAATTCTATTGAAATTTTAGGATGTAATCCACATAAAAAAATACCTTATCAATTCAAACCTTATGCGATCAAGAAAGCTTCGGAACATTCGGATCTTGTGTTATGGTGCGATAGTGTCGTTTATGCAAAGCATAATATACAGTCTATTTTTGATCATATTTCTACTCACGGTTATCTTTTCTTTGATAACATCGGCTTTAGTTTGGGTGATTTCACGAACGATAAAACGCTTGATCACTTTGGTATTTCGAGAGAAGAAGCTTGGAATATTCCCATGATCATGGCTTGCGTAATGGGATTTGACTTTAAGAATGATATAGTAAAAGAATTGTTCAAAGAATATTTAGACCTATCTGAAACTCTTTATAAAGGCGAATGGGACAATAGAACTTTATCAGAAAGTAAAGATGCCAGGGTAAGAGGACATAGACATGATCAAAGCGTAATGAGTGCTTTGATTTGGAAGTATGGATTGAAAATTACGAAGGCTCAGGATACTTTTTTTGCGTATGAAGAACATAGGAAAGTAATGCCGATAGCTTCAACTGTTTGTTTATTCAGTGCCGGTTAAAATAAAAAAAATATGTATAGCCAGAACGAAGAAGAAAAGCATATCCTAAATTACTTTAATGGTAAACAAAGCAATAGTGCTTATTTCAATTTCTTGGATGTTGGGGCCAATGATGGCGTTACGCTTTCAAATACAAGATCTTTATTTGATACTGGAAGATGGAATGGAGTTTTAGTAGAACCTTCACCTTCAGCATTTCAAAAGCTAAAAGAAAATTATCGCGCGATGGCAGGAATGTATCTTTACAACTTTGCTTTAGGAACTCATAACGGTGAAATTGATTTTTATGACTCTGGAACACATTTGAATAAAGGCGATATCGGATTACTATCAACGGCCAGTGAAGAAGATTATAACAAGTGGCGCGGAGTTACTGAATTTAATAAGATCAAGGTAAAAGTATTTAGATATAAGACTTTTTTAAATCGTCTTAAATTAAAGAAGTTCGATTTTATTTCTTGCGATGCGGAAGGGTTGGATTTGGATATTTTAAGACAAATTGATCTACGCGAAACATCTTGTGTTTGTGTAGAATGGAACAGTAAACAGGATTTAAAAACAGAGTTTGATAAGCTAATGATCGGATTTAAAATAATCTATACATCAAATGAAAACCTTATTTACGCACGTTAAATCAATCATTACCGGATGGTGGCGGTTTTTATTTCGTAAAAAATCACCAAGGGCTAAAGATAGACTTACTATGTGTTCAATGTGTGAACTAAGGAAAGGTAGATTTTGCGGGGTTTGTTGGTGCGAATTGGATGCTTTAGCCGAATTAGATCCTGAAGAATTAGGGGTTTGTAAACATCCTGACGGATCTCAGTGGACAATAATTGACAAGTTCCATAACTATTTAAAAAATCAAAACGGCCTATCCTGAACAGATAAGCCGTTTCCTAAAGCTTTTAGGCATCCCACTACGGAAGCGCAGTACAAATTTAAAAAGGAAATTTTAAATTTACAAAATATGAAGTTATGCGCGGTGTATTGCGTATGGGATGATTGGGAATTATTTGTTAAGTCTCATCTTCATTTGTATACCAATAAATTGGTTGATGGGATCATTCTAATAGCCTCTGAGACTTCAAATTTTGGCGAAAAATCACCTATTTATTATATGCTTTCTTTAATAGGAGATGCATTTAAATTTGAGCCTGATTTAAATTTACAACCAGTAGAAAATGAACGTGCAAAGAGAAATTTTGGACTTGATAAAGCCCGTGAATTAGGCTATACTCATTTCATAATGATGGACGCAGACGAGTTTTATGAACCTGAGCCATTTTTAAAAGATAAACAACGATTTATAGATAATCCAGACTTAGCCGGTCTTGTTTGCGGCCTTAAATGTTACTTTAAATTACCAACTATTTCAGTTTCAGATAAAACTTTAGTTCCTTTTATTCATAAAATTACTCCTGATCTTCGTTTCACGTGGAACCCAAACTATCCTTTCGCTTTCGAAGGCATTAAAAGAGAAATACGAATCGATCCGACACGCCAAATGAATATAAATTCAGGTGTTGAATGGTCAAATATTGTAATGCATCATTACTCTTGGATAAGAAAAGATGTAAGAAAGAAGATAAGAAACTCCACAGCCAGACAGAATATTGAAAGGTCGACGATCGTGCAAGATTATTTGAACGCGAAGCCAGGATATTATTGCGAATTTTACAAACAAACGCTCGAAGCGTGCGATAATCTGTTCAATATCCCTGATATTATAGATGAAAACATTACAAGTATTCAAGAATAGTACCTTATCCGAGGTCAAGGGATTAAGAAGACAAGAGGCCACACCAGCACAGAAAGATTTAGCAAAAGATATTATTCGTTATGGCGAAAATGACAACTTCCCATTAAGACTCGCAAGGTTAATACAGCAAAGCCCAACGGCTTCGTCTTGTATAGATACTAAGATAGACTTTATTCAAGGCGGGGGATTCTCAGATGATGCTTTAAAATCGCTTCCAATAGGTTCAAACGGGCTTAAATTTAATGATCTGCATGCACACTGTTCAGATTCTTACGGAACTTTTGAAGGGTTCGCTTATCAAATACTTTGGAATTTAAAAGGCAACATAACAGAGATAAGAACTGTTCCATTCGAGTACTGTAGACTTGGAATCCCAGATAAGAATGGAAACATTAACAAAATACACGTAAATCCTTATTACGGAACAGGTGAATATAATATTCGTTATACAAAAGAATATGATGTTTACAATCCTAAGCTAGTTGCAAGACAACAAGAAGAACAAGGAACTAAATACAAAGGTCAAATTTATTGGTTCGGAACAACTGGGCCAATGTCTCGCTTTTATCCTGTTCCTAAATTTTATTCTTGTCACTCATGGATGGCAATAGATGAAGCAATTGGAGGATTTCATGAACATAATATAGAAAACGGATTCTTTCAGTCTGTCCTTTTCAGAATGATAGGCGATCCTATGCAGCCTTCAGAACATCCAGATGATATGGTTTGGAATGCTACCTCAAATCAATATGAGCCTAATCCGAAGCTTACCCAGGCTTACCGGTTAAATATTGAAATGCAGAAGTTTTCAGGTTGGGACAAGGCTGGTAACGTCATGGTGCAATGGGGAGCTTCGAAAGAAGAACTTCCTGATATTGTAGACTTCCCTTCTACAACTAACGCAGAGCTATTTAAAACGCTTTCTGATTTAACGACTGAGAATATAGCACGTGGAACTAAAGTGCCTGCTATACTCGCTAATATTCAATCGGGGGCATCTTTGGGAGGTGATGGTAATAATATTCGTGCTTCAGTTAAATTAATGCAGCAAAGAGTTGTTAAAATTCATTCATTACTTATTCCTATCTATCAAGAATTACTAAGTCATCTTGAAAAACCATATACAGCACCGATAAACATTCTTCATTACAATCCATTTCCCGAGGCAGATTATAAATCAGTAGATGTTAATATTTGGAATGCGCTTACAATGCCTGAAAAACGTAATTGGATCAAGAAAAATACTAATTATGATATTTTAGATGAAAATCCAGATATAATAATGCCGGATCATCCACCTATTCCTGTTTCGAAACCAGTTGTACAATCGACCCAACCAGCCACGGCAATACAGAATAAATTTGAAGGCATATTTTTTAAAGATTACCCACAATCAGCGAAAGATTCAGCTACAAAAGCTTTAAACTTTAAAAATTCTACTAATTCTAGTTGTGGCGGTAAGGCAGGATGGCAAATGTGTGAAGATATTATAGGAGGTAGGCCAATTTCTTACCGTGAGATACGTAGGATTTACAATTATTTGAAGAAAAATCGCAATTTTGCAAATAATGTATTCAGCGATTCATGTGAAGCGGTGCTTTTTTCGGCTTGGGGCGGTGTTTCAATGTTTGATTGGTGTGAATCAAAAATAAATTCTATCAATGAGTAATTTAATTTCACCGGCTTACATAAAAAAGATTACTGGTATCGCTGATATTGTGGACGATGTTGAATTAGAGATACCACTTCAAAGGGCACAAGATAGATTAGCTGTTTTGATAGGGCAATCTTTCTTTGACCAACTTTCAACACAAGCAAATACAGCCCCGCAAACATTTTCTAATGATAATCAGACTTTCTTTGATCCTTATGTTAAAGAATATTTAGCCTGGCAGACGTATGAAGTCTATTTTCCTAAATCTAATACTTATCAAACAAGATCAGGACAAAGAGTTTTTAAAGAAGAAAATTCTGATCCAGCTTCAGATAAAGCATTAGGAGAACAGCTTAGATTAATACGTGAAGATGTTAAATTAAAGAAAGAAAAATTAGTTAATTTTCTCAGAACTCAGCAAAGAATAACGCCTACTAAATATCCTTTGTTCACTAATTCGATTTGTGGAATTACCGGAACAGGATTCGGAATTTCCGCGATAAGTAAGATCGATGATGTGATGATAAAGATTCAAAACTCTACAGTTAATCAAGAACCGTAATGGATCAGATAAAGGGATTTGTAGCAGATAATCAAGAAATTATTCTTCAGAATAATAAAGCCGTTGTAAATCTTACATTAGCTGTTTTTTATGATGATAACGGAGATGATGTAATTTTTGATTTCCCCGGATATATATCTGCTTATATGAGAGTATACGATACTTTACGAAGAACTAGATTAATAAAAAATTTTACTTCACAGATAACAAGGAATTCAAATGTTTTGATATTTAATTGTTCAGTTTCGGATATGACTTTTGATGATGCCGGTAGATATTATTTCGAAATTGGATATGTAAATTCAGGATATGATATTTCAATTCGTTATGGACAATTAACTATAATACCATGACAACACAATTAAAAACAATTTTAACAAATGTATTTTTAACTAGTGGTTCAAATTCATCAGGGACTATAATTTATTGTGGAGATTGGGATTTATCTCTAGATGTAGTTCCACAGACAGGAGGAACAGGAGCAGCAGGCGCAATAGGTAAGGGGAATTTATTTTACGTTGATATTGGCGCGGTGAATCTAACTGGCCCTGATGGAGGAAGAATTTTAACCGGATATATTGCTATTGCTAGAATAGATGTACCTGGAATAAATTTAGCGGATAGAACAAAATGGATTTTAATAACTTCAATAGTATGAAAAGAATATTTTTATTTTTAATGCTAATGCCTTTTTTGGCGATAGGTCAAAAAACAGTCATCCAATTACAGACTCAAAATAATAGCCAGATAAAAAACATGGGAACGTCTCAATTAAGATCGTTCAAAATGTATGATAGTCTTATTCAGAGTACTCCTAATTTATTAGGTTCTTATGCTAACCCAAGCTGGATAACATCATTAGCAAATACAAAAATTACAGGTCTTGGCTCACTAGCTACTTTAAATGCTATCAACCCAACTGCAAATATTACTGGATGGCCAGCTAATTCATCAGGAGCACTGACAAATAATGGATCAGGTGTATTGTCATGGGTTAATTATGTTACATCTGCATCGCCACCAACCACAGGCGCATTCTTTTTGCGCGGTAACGGTTCTGGAGGATTTACAAATTTAGTTTCACCCTCAGATGGCCAGTTAATTAGAAAAGTTGCTGGCCCCGATTATGACAATAGTGGGATTAGTTCGGATGGGACAACTGCTACTTTCGGAGCAGTTCCAAATTTACCTTCTCAAACAACTAATAAGTTTTTTGCTTCTCCAAACGGAAGTTCTGGAGTGCCTTCATTTAGGGCAATCGTTGCTGCGGATATCCCTACATTAAATCAAAATACTAGCGGCAGTGCTGCAACTTTATCTCCGGGTAGAAATATAAACGGCGTTTTGTTTGATGGATCTGGAAATATTTCGGTCAATCTTAACAATGCTTTATCTGTAGATAATAGTTCGCTTCAACTAAACTCAGGCACAACTTTCGATGGAAGTGCAGTGAGGACGATATCTGTTAAGGCTGGAGGTGTTACAAATGCAATGCTTGCCGGTTCAATATCCGATGGAAATCTGGCTACATCTTACATAAAGGCAGATGGCACTCGCGCATTCACCGGCGATCAATCGCTTGGTGGTTTTAAAGTAACTAATGTAAAAGAGCTTGATATTACCGGAACGGCAGGTGCAGGATTTGTAAATTTAATTTCTCAGAGTTCCAATCCTTCACAACCTTCTGGTTCGGTTTCAATATTTTCTAACAGTGGTAATCATCTTTCGTGGATGACTCCTTCCGATGCGTTCTCAAGGACTTTATCAGCGGGAACACTTACTGCAAATAGAACCTACACTCTTCGCGATTTTAGCGGATCATTTTTAATTGACAATGGAACTAATACGTTAAGCGGAGCAACAACAATCACAAGCAATGCAGGTAATGGTCTTTTGTTCAACGGAACATGGACCGCGAGTGCCAACAATCAATATGGGATTAAGATCGATCAAACAATTACAAGCAGAGTTAATTCTGGTGATGCAGTGGTTGGTAATTATTTCAATACGACTTTCAACATCAATTCAACGTCGATTGACGCTGCAGGCGCAGTGTTCGATTATAATCCTATTCAACAAGGTGGAATAACTGCTACCAACAATACTACTAATGGTAATACGTGTGCAGGCATGACCATTACTACTTATACTGGTGTAGCACCAGCATCAACCACTGGAAGTGGTACCGGTGCGCTGTTTACCGTGATAGTGAATAGTGCAACCACGTTCACATCTATAACTGTTACAACTCCGGGTAGTGGCTATAAAGTAGGAGATCAAATTACTTTCAATGGTAGTCAGTTTGGCTCTGGTAGTGGATCAAATATTCTAGTGATCACCGGCGTTTCAGGACAAACACTTGGCACTAAAGCTTCTGTACTTAGGTTGATTAATAGATCACCATCATCATTCGGAGGAAGCACTTGGAACTATATTAATTTTGAAGAGGGCACAGGTGAAGTAATTGGATCAATACGCGCACATGGCGGAGCAGGTGGAAGATCTATTGCTTTATTTGCCGGAACAGGAAGCACAGTATTCTCAACTGATGGGGCAACGTTAACTATACCTATTAATGTTAGCATGACCTCTACGGCATCATTAGGTAGTGTGTCTACAACTTCTGGAACTTTTACTTCATTCGTAACCTCCAGTGCAGTATCTACAGGAAGCGGATCAACATTTGATAATACTAATTCTGCTTTTCATCATTCAGGCAATAAATCTGGATCACTTGTAGTTAATAACTCTGTTTTTGGTTCTTTCACCGCCAAGCCTACAATAAGTACAGGTTTGGTAAATACTCTAGGTGCAATTACTGGCGGGTCAGGATACACCAACGGGACTTATAATTCAGTGGCTTCAACGGGGGGAACGGGAAGTGGTCTTAATATTAATGTTACTGTCTCAGGCGGAGCTGTAACTGCTGTAACTGTTTCCTCAAGGGGAACCGGATACGCGGTTGGTGATGTCATTAGCGCACCTGCTGCTAGTATAGGTGGAACAGGTTCCGGTTTCAGTGTTCCAGTTTCAACAATTGATTTTTCTGAAGTATTAGTTGCAGGTTACACCTATGTTCCGTCACAAAGTGGAGCTTCATCGGCTAACTCTTTTTATGGATTCTATGGCAAACCTACTTATAATCTAACCGGTGCATTTACAGGTAAAATTGCAGGAATATGGTGGGACCCTACAGTTACATCAAACACTGGAACGTCTTATAGTTTTGTAGCAACACAAGCATCTACACTGGGAGGTACAGGAACTTCATCTCCATTATCAAGCTGGGATGTAAACGGTAGTGAAGGGAATGCAATTGCAACAAGTACAGGTAATCTAACTCTAGACGCTACCAATTACACGGTAATAATTACATCGGGTACCGGAACGTATACCTTGCCAGCCGCATCCGGTGCAACAAGAAGAATTTATGTATTCGTCAATCAAACCGGATCAGGCAGAACAATTTCAACATATAAAGATAAAACTGGAAGCTCAGCTACAACTATAGCTGCTAACTCTTCCCTGGTAATTCAAAGCGATGGTTCTAACTGGTATCAAACAAACTAAATCCTATGAAAAAAATAATTTTTGCCCTACTCTTAATTTGCTCATTCGCGAAAGCACAAGACTCCACTCCTATCGTTGTTAATCTTCCTGATAATCCAAGACTACAATGGGGTGGACTGGCGGTAAAACAAAAGGCTGTTGTACTTGATTGGAGGCCTGTGCTTAATGGCACCAAAGAATTTTACATTAAAGTAAAAATTCAAAACTGGTCAACGAGCGGAGGAACTTATGGAAGTTTAATCACCTCATTAATTACAGCTGACGGAACATTGTCAGCTGATCAGCAAACACGGCTTTTGATCCAATACGGTGATTGGTATTTCGAACATCAGTCAACAGGAGTATGGTGCGACAATACCACGGGCGCAATAACTACACAGTTTCAACAAGATGGTGTGACTCCTACTGTTAATGCTGTACCTGAAGAGGCTTACTGGCAACAATTCAAACTTAACCAAGTATCAGGAATGGGGTCACTTACAACCCAGGGAGCTTTTGATTCTGAGTACAAAATTATACAGGCAGTTATTGCCCAAATGACAACACGTAAAAACTGGTAACCCCTTTATGAAAAAAACAACCTTCCTACTCTTCGCCATTTTGATTGCTGTTTGTATTGCTAGTAAGTGCAATGCACAGGCAGTTAAACTCGATCAGTCTAAAATGAAGCCAGCACCGGTAACTCCAAATGCAATTCAAGTTGAAAAACTCAATACTGCTTATAAAGAAGCTGGTGAAATTCAAACCCGTATTAATGAACTCACTGAGTTAATCATCGGCTACAAACTTGATGAAGTAGACTCGCTAAGAATAGAGAACGGGCAATTTAAATTCATACTTAAACCCAAAAAATAAATGAACTACTTAATTGCTCTATTTGGATCGTTTGTTTGGAACTATGCTTTGTTCGTAGTTGCAAAGAACAATTGTGACAACGCTTCACCTCCTGTTGATTTTGAATACAAAAAGTATTTAAAACTGAACTGGGATAATTGGGGGCTTACGCTACTATTGGCTTTTCCTGTCGTTTGGTTTCTTCCTGAAATCGCTTCACTCGCCAATGGCCAGCTTTCAAAATTCAATGTTCCTGTAATTCCTGAAAAGCTATTTGCATTGAGCGCTGGAATATTGAGTGAGCTTCTGATTTTCGGATTACTGAAGCTTGCTGGATTAAAACAGTCTATTGTTCCACCTGTTCACAAATAAAAAATACAATGAGCCAGGTTCAAAAGGATCGATTTGACTTTTGGTTTAAAGTTTTCATCATGGCGGCTATTTCATTCATTGGATGGATAGGAAATAGAACTGCAAATAAGTTCGATTCTATTGAGCAAACGGTTCAAAGCATCCAGATCACTACCGGTGAAATGAGAACAGACATTGATTGGTTAAAAAGAGAGGCGAAACGATGAAAACCAAAGGCAAATTTATCGTCTTATCACTGATTGAGTTTGAATCTTGGCTTAATGGCGTGGAGGTTCACCGGGTAATTAAGCTCATTCAAAACCATCACACTTATCAACCTGATTATTCTTTATGGAGAAAGCTGCCTGATTATTTCCATTGGCTTGAAAGCATGGAGAACTTTCAAGTGAACATGAACGGATTCGCGCAGATCGCACAGAACTTCACGAGTTTTCCGGATGGATCTATTGCTGTATGTAGGCCATTGGATAGTGTACCGGCTGGAATTAAAGGAGCGAACCAATTCGGTATCTGTATTGAGCATTTTGGCAATTTCGATAAAGGAGCGGATGATGTTTCACCCGAACATGAATCCACGATCGTAAAGATGAATGCTTTATTGTGCAAAAAGTTTAACCTGGCGCCATCCACAGAATCCATCGTTTATCACCACTGGTATGACATCATCACCGGCCAGCGCACGAACGGGACCGGATCGGTTAAGACTTGCCCAGGATCTAATTTTTTTGGAGGCAATACGATAGATGCCTGTGAGGCTAATTTCATCCCTAAAGTGAAGAATTTATTATGAACATAAATATACTTCTAACTATCGCCAAAAAATTCTTTCCATGGATAAAAGCCAACTACAAGTTAGTTGCTTTTGTAGTGTTGGTCATACTCGTTATCATTCTTTGGTTCAGAGGAGAGAAAGCAATCCATAGAGCTGAGGAGGCAGAGATTGGCCGGGATGTGGCGATTGAAATGAGTAATAAATCAACCTCTCATTCAGAAAAGTACAAAAACAAGCAAGGTGATACGGTTACAGTCACGCAGGTAATTGGGGTTCCGCAAAGCCAAGTGGATGCGTTATTGAAAGCTAATAATCTACAATGGCTTAAAAAGTTTGAAGGACTTAAAAAGGATGGTAGCAACCTACAGTCGGCTACTTCTTTCGAGACTGACTTTAAAGGTGTGATGGTTCCTGAAACAGTAAAATATCTACCATGTAAGGACTCGGTTAAAGCCTTCGCATTCGATCTCCACGATGGATGGAATGATATTCACGCTTTAGTAGTTGATACTCCTAAATTTGAGATAAGAGACAAATATTACGCTATCATTGAAATGAAGAGGCCGAAGCATTGGTTTTGGAAATTTCAGTGGAGTAAATGGGAGCCGATCAGCGAACTCACCAACTCAAATAAACTCATCAAGATTGATTCTATTTCTGTTCTTGTGGTGAATCACTTTCCGAAGTAGGTTCTTCTTCCTTGGGGCTTAATTTACCATCAATAGCATTTCTTAATTTACTTCTCCACCAGAATTTCCCATTAGGATGTTCAGCGCCAAACCAATATCCATCTAGTTCAGATACACCGAAAAGGAAACTATAAATTTTAGTTAATTCATTTTGGTCAGCGAATTTGCTTTCGAGTTCTTTAATTTGCTTTTCTTGCTTATAACTCTTTTCTTGATATTGAGCATTTAGTTTACGTTCGTAATTGATAATCTCTCTGAGCGATTCTATCTCGCTCTGTGAGTCTTTAGAAACAGATTTATTTGGCAGCACTCTTTCCGCCATGCATTTAGCATAACCGACCATTTCACCTTCAAGCCATGCGCCTGACCATGCTTGATTATGTTTAGTATCATCTGGCCTTTTTCTTTTTGACAATTCTAACCAGTTAGGCGTTCCGCATTGTTTGCATAGTACCCTGCGTTTATGTCCTTTAAATGTTTGCTTACATTCAAAGCAAGTATTGAAGTAATTTCCATTCTCATGCTCAAAATCTTCTGTCCAATCTCTATCAGATGGTATCATTAATGGCCCTGTTCCGCATTTGTCCGGTTCTTTCTTCATAATGGTTTTGTTTCGTTGATTATCTTGCGCACATCGTTCAAAGTAAAATGCCTAGTATTATCTCCCACCTGATCCGGCACTGATTGTTCAGCGGTATGTATAAGCGCTGCCTTGAAGTCATAGACGCCCTTTCGTTCTCCTTTTCGCAAAGCATCGGCATATCTTTCGATAATTTCCTTTTTATCTGGTTCAAAGTATGCGTGATAGAGTTCAATCGCATTTTCTAATGCCCAGTCTGGTTTCTCAGCTTCTTCTTTATTGTTCATAGGATTTATTCGTTTACAATTGTTTATGTTTCTCATATTCACCCATTAGCAGTAATGCCCTCCCGCCACAATCAGCCCCGCCCCTCAGAGGACTTCCGCACATGCCATCGCGCTGCGGGTCTGCCCACGCTTCGGTCGGGACACTACTGCTAACAGGTAGTTTATGCAAGCCGTGAGACGCTTTTCATAGCTTCTATTGTGCAACAAAATTTTAATTGCCGCCATCGCGCAAGTTATTGAGGTAAATATTTTTCTTTTGGACTTTAGTCATGTTCAGTAATTGACGGTCACAGTACTCGGAGCAAATATGAAACGTCATATCACCTCTAATATCAAAAGGAAAAATGTGAGTACACCAATTGTCATTCCATGTGTATTGCTTTCCGCAAACATCACAACGGTATAAGGTTGATGTCTGTATTAGCATGGCGTAAACTCTCCGTTAGTTAGCCATCCGTGCCAGCCACATCCGCCTAAGTTAATATCATGAACTATTGATGGTGTATAGCTCAATGTTTCCTTATCAAACTTATGGTTTCCTGCACTTGCAGACCGTTCACCACAACTAGGGCAAACGATTATCAATTGAGAGTGTCCTAACTCTTTATTGAAATAGGACATCGCGTCACCCTTATTGAGTAACAAATCTGAGTCTTCAACTAAATTAAGTTTCATTTTTCCCGCCCTTCGGCAATTAAAATTTTGTGATAGTTTTTCTTTTCATAGTATCGTTCGTAGTGCTTTCGGCCTGCATAAACTACTCCACATTATGAGACATTAAAACGATCTCATAATATTCATTTAACACGTTAATTTTTCAAAATAAAATGTCCCGTCAAATGGTTTTATGTCCATCATGCCGAAATCCAAACCAACATTGACAATATAAATTTTAACCAATCGTTGATGCAGGTCTTGCAACAAACGGCGGAACCCTTCAACGTCATTTGATCTTTTGTAGTGATTGCATCTTCTACATGCCGGCATAAGGTTTTCAATACAGTCGGTTGTATCGATAACTTTCCCCTCAAAAAGAACCATATTGTTAGTTCGTAAACATTGAGGATTCATGTGATCCACTTGCATTTGATTAAATGTTATCTCCTTACCGCAATAGCCACAATGACCATTCATCTTTTTATAAACTTCTTCTCTTTGTTTTTTATTTAAGGCCATTTAGTTAGCTTCTTAACCTCCAATTACCTTGCCCAATCCTGTTGATATTCCGCTACCTTATCGGCATCTTGTTCAAACCCTGTCCAATCCTTCTTAAAAGTAAATCTGATGGGATTATTAAAGCCTGTTGGATGGCCGCCACCTTCTGTATTCCTGACCTTACCAATGAACAATTGAGAAACGTATCTTTCAGCCTCATCCATGTGGTAAAGATTCCTGTGAATTACCCAAACATCGTCCGACTTATTAGGGAACTTGCCACCCCCTTCAACATCACCCATAAGTGGAGGTTTAATTTCTCCGGTTTGATCCGGCTTAACTCGCTGGGCTTCCGTGACCGTGTGGCAATTTAAAAAGATGCTCTTACCTGTGGTCATTGTATAAATTCGCATATCCTCAATAGCCTCGTAGTGATAATTATGACCGTTTACCTTCCCATCAATCTTAAGCGCATTGTAAGGATCGATGAAAATCATGTCCGATTTAAACCCAATGTCGTCAGCAATTGCGGTTTGCTCCAGCATATCCTTGTAATTAAATTGCTTTGCGTGCCGAATGAATAAAACCCTTTCCCGTAGCCATTTAAAGTATTTTGAATATTCATGATTACCCCAAGCGAAAGCGATTAATAGGCGAGCAATTTGGCTTATTCTATTTTCTGCACTGTAAACAATCAATCTCTTTTCATTCAAAAGCTTACTTAAAAGATACAAAATCAAAGTCGTTTTACCCACATTCGTATGGCCTATTATTGTCGTTAATTGTCCCTGTTTGTAAGGGCAATGATCGTCCAAAAGCCGATGGCCATACTTAGAAATTTGCCATTTAACGCCTGTTAAAATTTCCTTCTCATAAACTTTTGGATCTTCAAAATAGTCCTTACCTGGATTTACATCCGTGTTAAGCTGTTTTTGTATTTGTTCCTGAAGGGTCATCTTGTTTCTAATATTTCAGCAAGTAGTTCTGAATTCCATTTTAGCTGATTCCTGACTTTCGAGCCTTCCATGAGCGCCTCACAATCTTTACCAACTTCCTTTAACATGTTATGAGTCCAAGTGATTAATGCCTCTGTGGCTTCAATAGAGACCGCTACAGACACGATCAGGCTTTTAACCTCCTCTGAGTGCTTACCTTTTGAAAGTTGTTCTATAAGCCTTCTTTGGGCTTTTACCGTTTGCTCAAGGTTTCCAGCCAATGAAGGAAATTCGATGTTTATGTGATAATATTTTTCAAGTAGGTCTCCGGTCATGCGAATTGTTTTTCAACGAATAAATTGTAATCGTTCCATAAATGCTGAAAATCGTTCATTTTCTTTCCTTTCCGAAGCATCAGATATTTTCCCATTAGCTCCTCATGATTAAAAATTGAACCGTTCATTTCAATAAATTCTTTGAGTCCGTCCACGCCCTGAATTCTGTATTTAGTTGAATGCAATTCTTTTGGGTGAATGATTATGTAATTGTCAGATTTTAATCCGAGTATTTTTGTGCCATTCTTTTCATCTTCGTTTCGTTTCCCTTCGTTTCCCTTCGTTTCAGGCCGACCATTGACTGACAAATGACCGTCATCTGACTGACTAATGTCAGGGTATTGACTTTTCATTGCTCGCAAACGCTGGCCAAAATTTGGAATATTCAAATAATCCTTTCCTTCAATTGAATATTTTTTGATTATTCCAACCTTAACACATTCAATCAACCAAGCTCCGATAGACGGGGCTTCACGTAAAGGAAAAAGAGCGGCCTTTAAAAGTTTTTCATTGGCGGTATAATTACCGAAGTCATCAGCCTTCATTATAAGGCGAGTAAAAAATACTTCCGCTCCTAAAGAAAGTTTATCAATTGCTTCCGATGTAGTCCAATCTCTTAGCACACGATTTGGCATAAAAAAAATACCCAACTCCCACAATGGAGACCCAGTCGAACTTTTAGAAAGCTCTTTTTGGCATTGCAGAAAGTTGGGATGTTTTTAATATTTTCATAACTGAGTCTCTAATAACAAAAGTAATAATTCTTATCACATCACAAAACAAATAGTAGAACTTTTTCTACGTTTTTCATTTCACTAAAAATATCATGCCATAGAAAAGGACAAAATTTTTTATGAGCCATAGCCAGAGCCAGAGCCATCGCCAGAGCCAGAGCCATAGCCAGTTGATTTTCTCAATTGCTTTATGCGATTAAAGCCGCTAATTATTTCTTCCATATTGAATCGGTGAAAATGGTAGTTCCAAATATAGCTTCATCTTTCGGCCCCCATATAACTAAACCGAATTGCATAGGAAACTTTAAATAAAATTGGAACCACTTCGTTCCTATCCTCACATTGTTGGAATCAATTCTTTCATAGAGCACCGGAGGAAGTGACTTCCTTTTAAGGTTAAGAGTTATCGTATTATTCATTAGTCGCATTTCCTTTCCAAATAAGATGTAATAGTACAGCAAGAACATTTTTCTTTTTGCTTTTGATTACCATGACATTCTTCTGAACATTGCATTTCATCAAGTCTGCACGAATAAACTTTTCTTATTTTATAACGTTTTAATTGAATGTCCCAAATAAAATCAGCCATCGAGCTTACCATTAAATCAAATGTTTCTTTTTTAATATTATCTGCATGGTCATCACCTAACATTGCATGAGAAAGAATTGATCTTAATTCAAAGTCTAATAATTCATCTTGATTTTTTAGGCTTTTAAGTTCTTTATCAAAAATTTCTTCAAACGGTTTCATTTTTTAAAGGTTTAAGGTTATGGATTCATTTCGAAGTCTCATTGGTTAAATTCTCCTTCCATAGGCTTGCAAAATGGATGCTTGGCATTTGGATCCAAAACAAATCGAGCAATATGTCTTCCGGTTCCTTTCCCAGGTAATCCATCTTCTATTGAATGCCATCTAACATCACCTAAATTTGAAATTTTAGCTCCATTTTCGATCATCATTAATATCCATTTGTCAATAGGATAAACAACAATTACCTTTTTGCCTTCTTTGTAAAGCGATATAGCCTGTCTCATCCATGCGGTCGGCCCTTTCTTTTTACCATTGTGCATGATGGAGCCAAATGGAGGATTGAAATAGATACATTTTTTGCCCTCAAATCGATCAGTAAGGCCGTCAAAATCATCTGGCTTGGGATATGGACATCCATCAGCATCGAATTCAAATTCAAGCTGCATCGATTCCATTAGCTTTGGAGGGGTTAACCAATAATGCTTACCATCTGAACTATTACCTTTATGGAATTTGTTTTCTGAAGGATGTAAATTTTCTGCCATTTTATTTCACAACAATTGAAGTAATATAAAGTATAGAGAGTGCAAACATAGCACCGATTAAGCAGGTGAAAAGAATAGCCAATAAAGGATCAAAATTTTGCGTTTTATCCCATTGCGAATTTTTGAACTTCCTTAATCTCTGTTCCTGTTCACGGTATTCTAGGATGGTCTTAAGGTCTGGTTTCATGGTTCAATTATTTGAGCGTTTTCACATCGAATCCAAGTTAATTGATCAGCGCAATTAACTTCAATACCTATTTCATTTGGTATAGCAAAAAGTTTTTCTTCAAAATCAACTTCAATTAAAGGCCAAGTTTCATTTTTATAAATTACCTTTTGTTTAGCTCCAAATCTATGCAAATCAAATTCTTGTATTGTCATAATTCACCAGTTTAAATCTTTATCAAAGTCTTTGAAATAATAAAATACTAAGCTCATGTAAGCTAAGAATAAAAGCGGAGGAAGGAGAAGTATCATTGATTGATTATTTTAAGCCTAAAAATCTTATCATCAGCCGTGGTTTTTATTTCGAATTTAGGCAATGACACTTGAAATATAGCCTCTAGCTTCCTCGTTAATACTCTCGCTCTAGTTGTTATGGTGAACCTATCTCCATGCTGTCTTATTTCAAACCCGTCAGGCAAATCTTTAAAAATGCACCATTCACCTGAATCATCATTAAAGCATATCTTACATGGCGCATTGATTAGTTTGGCTGCCTGTTTATTAAACCATATCATATTTTCAAGGCAACTCATTACCGGAGCATGTTGTTGCACCCTGATATTTTCGGCAATGTTCTTAGCTGTTATAGTCATTTGAAAAAATAAGTTGCGTACTGTTTCTTAGTCTTTGGATTGTAAACTAACTTTGATTGTATTGGTAGCTTACGTTTCTTTATATCGCTGATTCTTGAGCTTAAAGCCCAACAACCAAATAATCTAAGTGCTTTCATTGGATCAATTACCCGCCCTGGTGGCTTTAGATAAGCGATTATAGCGTCTACTTGGCTCATTTGGTATTTATTAAATTAAGTTGGGGTCTTCGATAAAATGATTCTACTAGCTTGTTCATCCTTGCTATGTATTCTTCAGAGTATCCTTTTACATTCCAGAATTGATTATCAGGATTTAAGTAGAATCCATTCCTAAGATATGGATGCCTTCCATGTTCCGCCGATGAGTTATTGTGTCCCATATTGTTTTATTTAATAACTATCCATTCAACCCCTGGCGCAATTTGATCTTTTAAAGCCATGCAAAGTTTCCATTTCAATCGCCATACTTCTTGTTCCATCCCTTTTATTTCCACATATTGTTGACCCCCATCTTTAAGAGTCACGACAAAATCAATGTAGTAATTACAGATATGAACTCCATTAACCTTTATGTCTATCTTGTGTTGCCGCTTCCACTCTTTAACTTCACCAGCTTTGATTCTCCAATCAAGTTGTTTCGCATAATTAGCTTCGAGTTTGGATTGAAACCACATTCCGTTGTAGTCTGTTCTTGTCGATTTAATTCTCGGCTCATTTTCAGATTTTGGATTAGTTGGTCTAGCTGAGCCACAGTAAGCACATTTCTCATCTTCTTTATCATTTATTCGTTTGCATGAACAAATCCACCGTTTTTCTTTTTTGAATTTAGTTTGAAAGAAACTCATGCTTTTAAAGAATTCTCCAATTCGCTTTTATATAGGCTAATGCATGTGCGATAATAGTCGAGCTGATGTGCAATAGCTGCATTTAACCTATCAGCATATTCATAAGTAGCTAGTTCCATTCCGCATTCACCATCGGCTATTTTAAGAAGCACTGAGGCTTGATAATCCTTCCCATCTGAAAGTCTTTTGATAGCCGTCATCCGAGCGTTCTGTAAATGCTTTTGTGCTGCTGCCATACATTCAGCACTTAAGCCCATAAGAGAAGATAATCTTTTGCCTTGCTCTACAACTGACTCAATGTCAAGGCCGGTAATATCTAAATCAACGACCGTTCGAATTGATGCAAGATTAGATTCTATATTATCCTTAGTAGTCATTTTTTGCGTTCGTAAAAATCATCTTTAGCAACTGCATTGCGTATTGCTTCGCCTTGTTCTTGAATAGTATGAGGGGTATTTAATCCTTTCCTTATAAGTTTTTCCTCTTCAATTTTCATCCTAATTAAGGCATTAGCCTCTAAAAAGTTTTCTGAATTTTGTTCCTTCGTCCAATTATCCGGCATTAATTTAGGGTCAATTGAGCCAGTAATTTGTTCGAGGTTGCTAAGTAGAAGTAAGTAGGTTGTTTTGAGTTGGTCGCAATCATAAATAGTTTGAGCTTGTGTATCAATTACTTCTTCTATTGTTTGCATCCCCATAAGTAAATCAGGACAATGAAGGCGACCAAAGAAAGCAGCCGCGCGATATTTGAACATTTGTTCAGGCATGGTTTTCCATTTGCTTCCGGGTTTATCAAGCCAACCTTCAGCTTTTACCATTCTCATGGTTATTTTTGTCCCTTCCTTATCTATATTCCCTGACTGTTTAAAAGTCTTTGCAGCATAACCATAATCATCACCATCACCTGATTTTTCGAATTGTAGTTCAGAGGCAAAACGTTTTGAATTATTGATAATACCTATAACAAATTGGCCGCTCCAACCTGGATTTCCTTTTACGATATAAAGGTTTTGCATTACCATGAGTGGACTTATGTTCATTCGGTTACTCATTTCCATCGCTATCATTACGTTCTCAACCTTTCCCCGGTAAACTTCAGGGATAAGACTTGATTGAGCTAACATCTTTGCTACACGTTGGGCATGTTCAAAATTCTGCAATGAAAATGCGCTTTCATTTATTGGTTTTTCTAATTGATTTGTATCCATGTTTTGTTATAGGTTTAAGACTCTAATACCGGCTTGAATTCTTTTTCTGTCTTCCCGAATGTATCTGCTTTCGCTTGCCAAACATTTTTACTATTCTGTTTTGGAGGATAGATATTGTAAACTCTTAATGTACTTGGACAAATACATTCTAAGAATTGAACATGTTTATTCAAAACTGAATCGTGAATTTTAGTTTGATAAAGTCGCATGATATTACCTTGATTATCGGTATCCTCATCTAAAAGATTTAATCCATTCCCATCGGTGATAATATCGTAATATCTTTTAGCTCCTAAGATTTCTCTTAGCACTCTTCTTTTTTCAGCATTGGATTCCTTCATTATCAAATCCTTAGTAATCGAATCTTTATCCATTATCCAATTTTTAGGCACATTAACTCCATTCCAATAAAACAATTCATATCCATCTCTGAAATGAATTGCGCTTTGGTCTTCTGCATGAAGCTTTCCAAATCTATTACGTTTAATTTTATCAGGCATATTAGAAACTATGCAAAATCCATTTAATTGAATAGTATCGTAAATTCCTGATTGAATTAATGATTTGAATTGATTGTATTTTTTATGATTAATTACTCCTATTTGAGTAAAAAAATCAAAAAATGATACCCATCCATAATCTGCAATATTGCAATATGATCCGAATGATTCGTATTTAATAACGCTAGCCCACACGCTAGCCCTCACGCTAGCCCTCACGCTAGCCCTCACGCTAGCCCCCACGCTAGCCCCCACGCTATCCCACACGCTATCCCCCACGCTATCCCCCACGCTATCCCACACGCTAGCCCCCACGCTAGCCCTCACGCTAGCCCTCACGCTAGCCCACACGCTATCCACCACGCTATCCCACACGCTATCCCACACGCTATCCACCACGCTATCCACCACGCTATCCACCACGCTATCCCTCACGCTAGCCCCCACGCTAGCCCCCACGCTA